TATGAGCATAACCCATACAGCTTTTTTGGTGTAGGTATTGCTGAGAACATGGATGATACACAGACGCTGATGAACGGTTTCATGCGAATGGCTGTTGACAATGCTGTGCTTTCTGGTAATCTTCTGATTGAGATAGATGAAACTAACCTAGTTCCAGGTCAGGACATGAGTGTGTATCCTGGCAAGGTCTTTCGCAGACAGGGCGGTGCGCCTGGTCAAGCCATCTTTGGCACTAAGTTTCCAAACGTTGCAGGTGAAAACATGCAGCTATTTGACAAAGCAAGAGTATTAGCAGATGAATCAACTGGTTTCCCATCTTTCGCTCATGGTCAGACAGGCGTTAGTGGAGTGGGTCGTACTGCTTCTGGTATTTCTATGCTCATGTCTGCTGCCAACGGTAGCATTAGGACTGTTGTAAAGAACGTAGATGATTATCTTCTAGCACCTATTGGTAGAGCATTCTTTGCATTCAACATGCAGTTTGACTTTGATGAAAGTATACGTGGTGACTTAGAAGTAAAAGCTAACGGTACTGAGAGCCTTATGGCTAACGAAGTACGTAGCCAACGCTTGATGCAGTTCTTGCAAGTAGCATCTAACCCTATGTTAGCACCGTTTGCTAAGATGGATTACATTGTACGAGAGATTGCTAAGAGCATGGATCTAGACCCTGATAAAGTTACAAACTCTATGGCAGATGCTGCAATACAAGCTGAGATAATGAAAGGCTTTCAACAGCCAATGCCTGAGCAACCACAAGGCCCACCTCAAGAGGAACCACCTGCAGGAGCAGACGCACAAGATCAGACAGGTGCAGGAGGTGGTACTATAGGCACAGGTACAGCCCCAGTTCCAGGCGAACAAGGTTTTAGCGGTAATGTCGCTTAAGTCTTTTGTAAACAACAAAGGAGAGTGGGACTCATTCTGTGAAGAAATAGATTTACAGATTGCAGACTTACATAAACGACTAGAGCAATCAGAAAGTGTGGTGGAGATTCATCAGGCTCAAGGTGGCATACGTGCACTACGTAGACTAAAATATTTGAGGGAAAAAATTAATGGCACTAAATGAAGACAAACAAATGGTACTAGCTTTCATGGCAGATGATGTTGAGGTAGATCCAGTATCAGGTAATGAAGTACCCCCAGGCTCACTACCTGAAGAAGTAAGAGATGATATTCCTGCACAACTAAGTGAAGGTGAATATGTAGTACCTGCTGATGTTCTTCGTTTTTATGGTATGAAGTTCTTTGAAGACTTACGAGAGAACGCTAAGATTGAGTTAGCTCGTATGGATAGAGAAGGACGTATAGGTGGTCAACCTGTACCTTCTAACGACAATGAGCTTACACCTGAAGAGATGGCAGAGCTAGACTCGATTGGTGCTGCAGTAGGTGGTTTTATTACAGGGCAACCTACACAGTCCACAATGCCTGATCCGTACCAACAACAAAAAGCTATGTATCAGCAAGGTGCACCTGTTGCTATGGGTAACGCAGGTTATGATGAAGGTGGTACAGTTACAGAGAATGATCCAACACAAGCTCAGTTTGACTTTAGTAAATATGCAGCAGGATTTTCTTTTCTTGATAATGCTAGAGCCTTTACTCCTGTTTTGATGTACAAAGAAGGTGAGAATCCTAAGTATGCTACTACCCAAGAAGAGTATGATCGAATGCTAGGTGATGGGTGGACTACTAAACTCATAGACATTACAACAGAAAGTAAAGTAGGTAAAGAGGATAAAGTTGAAGATAGTGATTCTAGTGACCCAGTTTCTACCAGTGTATCCTCTACTGCTAAATCAATGGAAGATAAAGACCTAGAAAAAACAACTAAAGGTTTAGGCTTACTAGCTGATCTATCTACGGCACTAGCAGGAGTATTAGGTATACCTGCAACAGCACTTATAAATGCTAAGGCTGTAGCTAAGTACAATGATCAACTAAAAGATCAAAGTAAACGTAAAGGAAGCATCTTTGGTGGTGAAGGTAGTATCTATGAAGGATTAACTGATGTAAGCGGAGATGAAAAAAGAAACTTTGCTGATACATGGTTAGGTGATTTACTTGGATTTGATGGTGATTTTGGTGTAGCAGAAGGTAGACCAGGATTAAGAGAATCATTCATGGGTGCACGTAGAGGTGTGGATACAACTCAACTTCAAGGAAGTAAAGCAGGTGCTAAAGATAGTAGTGGCTCAACATACTCACCTAGCAGTTCTGCAGAAGCTCAGAAAGATTGGATGCAAGCAACAAACGCAGTTAAGGCTGCAGGTAATGATCATCTAGCAAGACATAAAGCTATAAAGGCTCAGTCAGAAGCAAGTAAAAAGTTTACAGAATTAAAGAAACAAGAGACAGGTTATGGTACATCAAACTATAAACCTAGTAAGGCTCCTGCCCCTACAACAAAGTATTCAAAAACGGTTCAAGATAGAAATAAAGCAGCGGCTCTAAGTGACGAAGGAGCACAATAATTCCATATAACTATAAGGCTACCCAGTTACGACTGGCCCCAACATAAGGAGAAAACAAAATGGCTGAAGTAGAACAAGTAGAGGTGCATTCCGCATCTCATATGCGTAACCAAGCAAGAGTTAACAAAGACGAAGCAGAACTTCGTGAGCTTATGAAGCAAGCAGGTATTACACAAGAAGATGAAACGCAAGAAGAAACTGCTGAAGCTGAACCCGATAGCAAAGAACCTGAAGCTGAGCCAGTACAGGCAGAGGGTAATCCCAAACAAGAAGAAGAACCCAAAGCCGAAGCACAAGAAGCAGATGACGATGATGACCTAAGTGCTGAAGAGAAAACCTTCAAGCAACGCTACGGTGACATCAGGCGGCACATGAAAGATAAAGAACAAGAGTGGAAACTCAAGTTCGAGAAACTAGAAGCGCAGCTAGATGCCGCAACTAAGAATGAGCTTGTACTACCTAAGTCAGAAAAAGAGATAGAAGCTTGGTCTAAGAAGTATCCAGACGTAGCAGGTATCGTTGAAGCTATTGCTGATAAGAAAGCACAAGAGCGTTCATCAGATATAGACAAGCGTTTGAAAGAAATAGAAGAGCTAAGACTTACAGCTAAACGTGAAAAGGCTGAAGCTGAACTAGCTGTGATGCACCCTGACTTTAATACTATTCGTGAGGATGATACATTCCATGAGTGGGCTAAGGAACAACCAAAATGGGTACAGGATGCTTTGTATGAGAATGTAGATGACGCTAAGTCTGTATCTCGTGTAATAGATTTGTATAAAGCAGACAAAGGCATCACAACTAAGAAGAAGTCTACCGAAGATAAAGGTGCAGCAGCCTCTGTAACAACAAAGCGTACTACTACACCTAATGATACGGAAGAGTCTAAGTACTTGCGTGAATCACAAGTAGCTAAGATGTCTATCAAAGAATATGAGAAGAGGGCAGATGAAATAATGGAAGCCCAACGCTCAGGTAAATTTATTTACGATGTAACAAGAAAATAGTTGACAAACTAAATTTCGTAAGTAAAACTATGGCATATACACCTTAATTAGTGTGTATGCTTTTTTAAGCACTAGCCACAAAAGACTACCTCAACGTATAGGCCCAGTTCAGGCAGGTAGGCCAACCTTTCTGTAAACTGACTACCCTAATACCAAGAGCCTCTTTTCATGTGGATATTGTGTTACAATTCAACGCCATATCTATGAAAGGAAACTATAACTATGGCTATAGCACTCGCCTCTGGCAAAACAGGATTTGACGGCAACTTCAGCCCGATTATCTATTCCAAACAAGCACAGATCGCTTTACGTAAGGCGGCTGTTGCTAACGCAATCACAAACAACTCCTACTTCGGAGAGATTGCAAATCAAGGTGATGTAGTACGCATCCAGAAAGAGCCTGATGTAACAGTCAACGCTCTTGAGCGTAAAACTGCAATCAGTGTAGAAGACTTAAATGATGAAGACTTCTCTCTCACCATTGACAAAGCTAACTACTTTGCTTTTAAAATGGATGACATTGAAGATCAGTTCTCAAGTGTTGATTACGTAAGCCTAGCTGCAGACAGAGCAGCATACAAAATGGCTGACGCAATGGACGCAGACATTCTATCATACATGTCAGGTCACACAACTGCAGGTGTACTAATCTCAACAACATCAGGTGATGCACAGCATGATACATCAGGTAACTTAACTGGTGAATTTTTGACTGCAAACCACTTGACAATGGCTGACATTGGACACATCACAACATCAGCATCAGCATCAACAACTGGTGACTCAATCCCACTAACTTCACGTCTTCCAGGCGCAACAGCATTATCAACCACAACGACTTCACCACTAACAGTGGTATCTCGTATGGCACGAGTAATGGATGTTGCAAATGTAGACGCAAGAGGTAGATGGATCGTTGTTGACCCAGTGTTTATGGAAATCTTAAAAGACGAAGATTCACGTCTATTGAATGCTGACTTCGGTGGTTCTGGACTACAAAATGGTCTAGTTGCCAACAACATACATGGCTTCCGTGTTTATGTATCTAACAACCTACCTGCTGCAGGTACAGGTCCAGGTACATCTGGTGCAACTGCACAAGACGATAACTATGGAGTCATTTTAGCAGGTCAGGATGACGCTGTTGCTTCTGCAGAGCAGATCAACAAAGTAGAAAACTACCGTGATCCAGACTCATTCGCAGACATCGTGCGTGGTATGCATCTATACGGTAGAAAAATTCTACGTCCAGAAGCATTAGTAAGCGCACGTTACAACGCTGCTTAATACTACACATAGACTGTTGGGCGAGCTTTGTCAAGCTTGCCCTTCAGCTTATCTAACAGTAGGATAACTCTATGGCTACTTACATTACATTAGTTAATGAATTACTAAGACGCTTGAATGAAGTCACCCTTGATACTTCAGGGGACGGTTTTGATTCTGTAAGAAACGTACAAGCTTTAGCCAAGGACGCAATAAATAGTAGCATTAGACTTATTCTACAAGACGGTCAGGAATGGCCTTTTTTAAAAACTACATATACACAAACTCTTAGTGTAGGTACAAGACAATATAATTTTCCTGCAGATTATTCTAGTGCTGATTGGGATACATTCTATCTAAGAAGATTAACATCTGAAAATAACAGCCCTATGAACTTAACTGTTATATCTTATGAACAGTATATACAGAATGTACGTGCAGGAGATGATACAGGCGATCAAGTAAACGGTGATGGACCTCCCATACTTGTATATCAAACTCTAGGTTCTTCTTTTGGCATCAGCCCAATACCTGATGCAGCATATGAAATAGAATACGTATACTGGTCTTACCCATCTGATCTTACAGTATATAATGATACAGCAGTTATACCAGACAGATTCAAACACGTAATTATAGATGGTGCTATGATGTTTATGATGCGTTTTCGCAGTAATGAACAAAGTGCCGCTATGCATCAGAATAACTTTGAAGATGGTATTAAGACAATGCGTAGGGTATTAATGGATGATACCTTGTTTATACGTTCTACTGTTGTTGGAGACTCAAGGACAAGTTCATTTAGTAGCGGTGTGTAATGGCTGATAATCTAGCTTCCTTTAAAGTCTTCTGTCAAGGTGGGCTTAACACTAGTAGAGACGTGTTGTCTCAAGGTGAAAATCAACCTGGATCTGCTATATCTCTAATTAATTACGAACCGTCTGTTACTGGTGGATACAGACGCATAAGTGGTTTTAGTAATGATTATGGTACAGTTACAGGTACAGGAAATGTATTAGGAGTTTGTGTAGTTAATGGTATTAACGATGGTATTCTAGCTTGCCGTACACCTTCTAGTGGTAATAACTATTTACATAAATGGAATACTAGCACAAGTTCATGGGATGCAGTAACTACTTCTGGTTCACCTACAATGACAGGTGTAACTAAAGTAAGATTTACTAAGTATAATTTTGGTAGTCCAAAGGTTGTATTAACAGATGGCGTAAATCCTGCAGCTACATATGATGGCACAACGTATACACAAATTACAGATGCTAATGCACCTGATGATCCAAAGTACTCTGCAGTATTTAAAAATCATTTATTTTTAGCAGGTGATCCTAACGAAGATACAAACTTATATTTTAGTGCTCCATATGCTGAAACAGATTTTAGTGCAGCAAATGGTTCAGGTGTTATAAATGTAGGTTTTCCTATCGTAGCAATAAAACCTTTTCGAGATGCTCTGTATATCTTTGGCACTAATAACATTCGTAAGCTTGTTGGTAATAATATTTCTAATTTCGTATTAGAAACTGTTACTGATGATTTAGGTTGCCTAGCCACAGATAGTGTTATAGAAATTGGTGGTGATTTATTGTTCTTATCTCAAGATGGCTTACGTCCAGTATCAGGTACAGATAGGATTGGTGACGTTAATCTTGAAACAGTCTCAAAAGATATTCAATCTATTTTTACAGATATTATATTTGATATTGATCTCGAAGGTCTTAATGCTGTAGTAATAAGGCAAAAAACACAGTTTAGGTATTTTTTTGCAGGTTCAGATACTCAAGGTATTATAGGTGGTTTTAGACAAACACCAAATGGACTACAGTTTGAGTATAGTCAAATGTTAGGTATTACTGCTACTTGTGCTGATAGTGGTTACATAGGACAAAATGAATTTGTAATACACGGAACTTCAAATGGAAAAGTTCACAGGCAAGAGCAAGGAAGTAGCTTCGATGGATCAGATATATTTAGTCTGTTTCAAACGCCTTTTTACCATATGCAAGATCCAGAGCAAAGAAAAATATTTTATAGTGTAGCAACTTATATGAGGTCTGAAGGAGATAATGAGCTTGTTATGTCGCTTCTTTATGATTATGATGATGTTGATATATTATCACCTTCAAACTTTACGCTAACAACTACAGGTGCTGCAGCTTATTATAATGAAGCTGTATTTGATGCAACAGCAATATATGATGGTAATCCATCTCCTGTACAAAGAACCAATATATCAGGTTCAGGTAAATCAGCATCACTTAGGTTTGTAACAAACGATACAAATGCGTCACACAGTATCCAAGGTTTAGTGATTACATTTGGAGTAGGAGACAGGTTATAAAATGGCAGGTTATACAAGACAATCAGCAGCAGATATTATTGCAAATGCTATTATTAAAGCTGCGCCAGTAAACGCAGAGTTTAATCAGGTGCTTGCTGCCTTTAATGCAAGTACAGGACATAAACATGATGGGACAACTGCTGAAGGTGCATATGTACCTTTAATAGCAGATAGTGATGCACTAAACAAAGTTGTAATAGATACAGCAAATAATCGTATTGGTTTCTTCAGTGAGGTATCATCTGCTGCAGTAGAGCAGTTACGTATACAAGATGGTGCTATTGTTCCTGTAACTGATGATGATGTAGACCTTGGTGCTTCAGGCGCAGAGTTTAAAGACTTATATGTAGATGGTATCGGTTATATAGATACTGTGCAGATACATGAAAATGCTACCATTACTGGCAACCTTACTGTAAACGGAAACACTACTCTTGGTGATGCAGCTACAGATACTGTTACTGTAACTGCTGATGTTGCTTCTCCTCTTATTCCTTCTGCTGATGATACACATGATCTTGGTGCTGTAGGCTCTGAGTGGCGTGATCTGTATATTGATGGTACAGCTAACATTGATAGCCTTGTAGCTGACACTGCAAACATTGATGGTGGCACTATTGATGGTGCAGCTATTGGTGGTAACAGTGCTTCTACAGGTAGTTTTACTACAATAGGTTCTTCTAGTTTAGCTACATTAAACTCGCTTACAGTAACAGGTGCTACTGCTCTTAATGGTGGTCTTACTATGGACACCGATAAATTTACTGTGGCAGACACAAGTGGTAACACTGCAATAGCAGGTACGTTAGATGTTACAGGTCAAACAACTGTTGCCAACTTTACAGCTACAGGAACCACTGTATTACCTGCTACGTCTTTTGGAGATAACAATATTACTAATGTAGGTGATATTGCATTAGATAGTATTAGTGCAGATGGTAGTACAATTACTATTACAGGTAACACTACTTTTGCTGATGGCTCTTTTAATTTTGATATAGCTTCTCATGATGGCACAAATGGTCTTGCTCTTGGTGGTACTGTAGTAACAGCCAGTGCAGCAGAGTTAAATATTATGGACGGTGTAACGTCTACTACTGCTGAAATAAATATTCTAGATGGAGATACTTCAGCAACCTCAACAACTGTAGCAGATGCAGATCGTGTTGTACTAAATGATAATGGTACAATGGTACAAGTTGCTGTTACAGATCTTGCTGCATATTTTGATGATGAAATTACAGCAATGCCAAACCTTGTTACTACAGGTGCTCTTGACTCTGGCTCTATTACATCTGGCTTTGGTACTATTGACACTGGCTCTAGCACAATTACCACTACAGGAAATATTACTGGCGGTAATATTATTATTAGTGATGGGGGTAATATAGGTTCTTCTAGTGATACAGATGCAATAGCCATTGCTTCTAGTGGTAATGTTACTATGAGTCAAAATTTAACTGTTACAGGAGATTTAACAGTTAATGGTTCTACTACAACTATTAGTACAACTAACACAACAATTGAAGATGCTCTCATAGAACTAGGTACAGGTACAACAGGTACTCCTGCAAATGATGCAGGTATTGTTATTGAACGTGGTGATAGTGATAATGCATTTATTGGTTTTGATGAGTCTGCAGATAAATTTATTGTAGGCACAGGATCATTTACAGGTGCATCTACTGGCGATCTTACTATTAGTACAGGAACTCTTGTAGCTAATGTAGAAGGTGCTCTTACAGGAAATGCTTCAACTGCTACTGCATTAGCAACTGCTAGAACAATTGCAGGTCAATCTTTTGACGGTACTGCTAATATAAGTATTGCACCTACAGATTTAACAAATGTAACTGCAACTGCCACTGAAATAAATGTTATGGATGGTGATACCTCTGCTACCTCTACAACACTTGCTGATGCTGACAGAGTTGTTGTTAATGATGCAGGAACTATGAAGCAGGTAGCTCTTACTGACTTTGAAACTTACTTTGAATCTGCATTAGATACACTTAGCAATGTAACAACAGTTGGTGCTCTTAACAGTGGTAGCATAACAAGTGGCTTTGGAGCTATAGATAATGGCTCAAGTAACATTACTACAACAGGTAATATAACCTACGGCAGCTTGTCTGACGGTACGATTACTGTAACAGCTTTTGTAGACGAAGATAATATGACATCTAACAGTGCTACACTTATTCCTACACAGCAATCTGTAAAAGCTTATGTAGACACTGTTGCAGGTGCAGCAAACAATGTGGTTGGACTTACAGCTACAGGTGCAGAGCTTAATGCTGTAGCAGATGTATCTGCTATTACGATTGACACAAGCACAGCTATTGCTTCAGATGATGGTATTGCAATCTATGATACATCTGGTTCATCTATCGGTTACTTTGATGTAGACTTACTGGATACTTACTTTGCATCTACTACAAAGACACTTACAAACAAAACAATTACTAGCCCTGTTGTAACTGGACTGCACCTTAACGACTCAGGTTTTACTGTAGAGGGTTCTAGTGCAGATGCTAATGAAACAACTGTTTCGTTTACTAACCCTACAGCAGACCGTACTATTACAGTACCAGATGAGACAGGTATCGTTGTATTGAAGGATAGCACTACTGGTGCAATTAAGATGCCAGCAGGTACAACAGCACAACGTCCTACCCCTGTAAACGGCATGATCCGCTATAACTCTGATGACGCTTCATTTGAAGGTTACGCTGATGGTGCTTGGGGTGCTATTGGTGGTGGTGGAGGTGGAGATACACAAACCGCTACTACAACAAGTACAGCACAGACTGCTATTGCTACGTATGCATTAGCAGATGCATTAGGTGCTGAAGCCACTATTGTTTGTACAGATACTGTTGCTACGGAAAGAACGATTACTAAACTTTTAATAACCCACGATGGTACAACTGCAGTAGCTACACAGTATGGTGAAGTAAATACTGCTACAGCTATGGCTACGTATGATGTAGATATTAGCGGTGGTAATGTTCGTATATTAGCTACAGCAGCTTCGTCTAACAGTACAAACTTTACAGTTAATGCTACTCTATTAGCATAAACATTTAGCCAAGTGGAAGGTGAAGCATGGCAAACAATAAAGACTTTAAAGTAAAGAATGGCATCCAGCCAGCTGCTTATCTTGAAAAAGTAGGCACTGTTACAACTACCACAACTAATTATACTTTTTCTAATAGTGTTTACACAGGTAAAACACTTGATTTGAGCAATGAAGATACAGCTCCAGAGGGTATATTTTTTTCAAACGATGGCACAAAATTATTTACCACTGGTATAACTAATGATAGTGTTTATCGTTATGATTTAAGCACTCCTTGGGATATAACTACAGCTACTTATAATCAATCGGTTTCCATAAACACACAAGAACCTGCTGTAAAAGATGTTCATTTTAAGCCTGACGGTACTAAAATGTTCATAATAGGTAGTTCAAGTGATGATATTCACGAATATACTTTAAGCACAGCTTGGGATTTATCTACGGTATCTTACTCAAATAATTTTTTGTACGTTGGGCCGCAAGACCTAGTGCCTTATGGTCTGCATTTTAAACCTGATGGAACAAAAATATTTGTTATAGGTGCTAGTACTACAGAAGTTTATGAGTATGATTTAAGTACTGCTTGGACAATATCTACTGCTACCTATAATAGCAATTCTTTTGATGTATCTATAACAGGGGTGAACCCTGGCACAGGTTTGGCGTTTAATTCTGATGGCACTGAAATGTATGTTACAGATTCCTCTACTGATGCTATTTACAAATACGACTTAACTACAGCATGGGATGTGACTACAGCTTCATATAGCAGTTCTTTTGATATATCTGCACAAGAAGCTAACGTAAGAAATTTGTTTTTTAAGTCTGACGATACTAAATTTTATATAGTAGGTACTACTTCTGATTCAGTTTTTGAATACAGAACAAGTTTAACTGAAGCAACTTTGGATTTGTCTACAGGCACAGCTTTTGAGATTACGCCTTCATCTGAAATTGAAATTAACCTAAGCAATCCTGCTGCTAGTGGTACAGTAAGTACTGCTACATTAGTGCTGCATGAAGATGTACTTTCTGAGGATGACTTATCTTCAGCAGAATATGCAGATAAGACGGTTAGCTTAACTTCTGAAACATACACTGAGACAGAGCCAAAAGGTATAACATTTAAACCTGACGGCACTAAAATGTACATAAACGGTACATCTAGTGATGATGTGTTCCAGTATAGCTTAAGTAAACCTTGGGACATATCTACTGCATCACAAGATTTTCTTGGTAGGGTGTATGCTCAAAACTTAAATACGAGAGATTTATTCTTTAAGCCTGATGGTACTGTCCTTTTTTTAGCAGATGCAAACAGCATCCGTGGGGCTACTTTAAACACTGCTTGGGATATATCTTCTGGCATAGCTTCAACTGCCACTACATCATTAGTTACTCTAGGAATTTCAGGTAATGATGTAGTGGCTATACACTTTAAAGATGACGGCACTAAACTTTACGCAGCAGAAAACGATACTACCTTTAGACGAGTTCATCAATTTAGCTTAAGCACTGCTTGGGATGTTACTACTTTATCTGCTGACAATGTTACTTTTTCTGTAAACAGTGAAACAGGTTCAGGGGTAAGCGGTCTGGCTTTTAATTCTGCTGGCACTAAAATGTATGTGGTGTCTTGGATCACAGATGAAATCTACCAATACGATCTTACAACTGCATGGGATTTATCTACTGCTAGTTATAACAGTGTATCCTTTGATTTAAGTAACGAAGATACTGCCCCTTATGGCTGTTTTATTCACCCTGACGGTTATTACTTTTATGTTTTAGGTGATACAAATAATTCAGCGTTTCAATACAAAATGGGCCAAGATTGTATAATTAGTTACAACTCAAGTATTCAGTTCAATACAGGTGAAGCGCCAACAGCATCTGCTCTTGGTCAAACAAATGTTTTAACTTTCAGCACAAGAGATGGCGGTACAACATACCAAGGCACTAGAACAATAGAAGGTGCAGAGTAATGGCTAACAATAAAGACTTTATTATAAAAAACGGTGTTGAAGTCGGAAAAGACATCAAAACAACTGTTGGAACAATAACAAGCGGTAGTGTTGATTTACTTACTGGAAGCTATTTTTTTGAAACTTTATCTTCTGATACAACATACAGTTTTACTAATCCAGGAGGCATTCAGGCGTTTCAGCTAGAGGTGACTGGTGGATCAGGGACAACAGGATATACTATAAGTACAGCGTCTTATGACAGCGTACAATTAGCTACATCTAGTCAAGATGACTCGGCTAATGCTTTTTTCTTCAAGCCTGATGGAACATCTGTATATGTTGTCGGTGACCAAGGAAATGAAATAAATCAATGGAATTTATCTACAGCTTGGGATTTAAGCACAGCATCCCACGCCTCAACTTTAAGCGTATCTGCTCAAGGAACATCTCCAATAGGTGTTTTTGTTGGAGATAGCGGAACAAAACTATATCATTTTAATGGCTCAACTTTATTCCAATACGGTTTGACTACAGCATATGATATATCTACTGCTAGTTATAGTAGCATATCGTTTAGCACCTCTAGCCAAAGCAGCAGTCCAACACAATTAAAGTTTAATTCTGATGGGACAACTATGTACGTTGCGGCAGCAGGATCACAAGACAGTATATATCAATATACTCTTTCTACCGCTTGGGATGTATCGTCTGCTTCTTATGCCTCAAAAACTCTAAGCCTTGCATCCGAAGAAGGAACCCCTAGAGGATTAGATTTTAACTCTGATTTCTCTAAGGTTTGGATAACTGGTACAATAACAAACACAGTATACCAATACTCTATGACTACGGCTGGTGATATTAGTACGGCTAGTTATGACAATGTAAGTTTTGATGCTGCAACAAATAGTGGAGATGGTGGTGGGAATGACCTACAATTTAAGTCAGACGGTACAAAGCTTTTTATTCTAAATGGTGGTGATGACATATTACAATTTTCTTCTGTAGCAGATGCTACTGTTACATGGCCTAGCTCAATAGAATGGTCTGGTGGAGAAACACCTACTACCCCTGCTGTTGGTGAGAAAGACATATATACATTTTTTACAGAAGATGGTGGAACAACCTATCTAGGTGTTAAATCTGGTGATTCGTTTAGCTAAGTGGAAGGTGAAACATGGCTAATACAGAAGTGTTTAAAATAAAGAATGGTCTGCAAGCTGGCAGATACCTAAATACGCAGGGAACTATAACTAGCAACACAGAAGGTTGGAGTTTAGAAAACGCTTATTACACAGGTGATAGCTTTGCCTTATCTTCAACAACAGTTAATTCTAGCATATTCTTTAAGCCTGACGGTACTAAGTTTTATGTTGGCACTTCCAGCAGTGACATACGTCAGTATGACTTATCTACTGCATGGGATATAAGTACAGCTTCATTAACCAATACACTTAATACTGTTGGCATTAATGGTGGCGTATTCTTTAAGCCTGACGGCACTAAGATTTTTACAGCTAGTACAAACAGAGATACTGTTACTCAGAACACTTTAAGTACTGCTTGGGATATATCAACTGCTGGAATGACGTTTCAATTTAGTGTAAACAATGAAGAAAGTAACGTTACTGATTTATACTTAAAGCCTGATGGAACAGAATTGTTCATAGTGGGCAGTGGCAATAACTTTGTAACAAGATATTCTTTAAGTACAGCTTGGGATATTACAACTGCATCCTTTACTACAGGAGACAGTCTTTTTGTTAATTCGCAAGACACTGTTATGGAAGGTTTATTCTTTAAACCTGATGGTACTTATTTTTACACTGTGGGTGAAAACAATCAACGTGCATATGAATACTATTTAAGCACAGCATGGGATATTACAACAGGTTATTATACAGGTAAAAGTTTTGACGTATCTTCTGAAGAAACATCTCCAAAAGGTTTTTATTTTAAATCTGATGGGTCTAAATTCTTTTTAGTTGGAGGTGGTGCAGATTCTGTACTAGAGTATAATGTAGATTTAGTTACACAGTCTTTAGATTTATCCACAGGGTCATTTTTTAGCATCACACTATCTGATGCATCTACTACAACCTTTGCTTTTACAAACCCACCTGCTTCTAGTTTATCTACAGCATTTACGCTAGAAGTGAATGGCGATGGATCAACCATCACATGGCCTAATAATTTATATTGGCATAATCTAACTGCTCCAGATTCCCCAGCTTCAAGCGAAAGGTACGTTTATTCTTTTATAACAACAGATGGTGGAACATCCTATTATGGAAAATTAGCAGGGAGTGATTTCTCGTGAGTAATTCATCACTTATGATGAGGTTTGGTAGTCATCAAGGCGAATTTGTTGATATGCAATATGTAGGGGGAGCCTCTGGTACAATCGTTAATGGTCAGTCCATTACACTGGATATTTCTACAATAGGCATTCAATCTGGGGATTTACTGATAGGTGTTCACGTTGTCGGTGAGGATGCTGATCAGCGTTCAAGTATGAGCTTAACCAGCACAGGATATACTCTTATTTCAAGCTTATATGGAAATGATACTTACGATATTAATTTAGAGGTTTATGGTAAAATAGCTGATGGTACAGAAACAAACTTTATTACTGCTGGGGGGATAATCTCTACTGCATCTGTAGGAGCTTCTCTTAGAGTTTATCGTGGCCCTAATGCAATTCCAAGCACTGCAAACGGTGGTCTTTATAATGAAACTACAGCTGGTAACACTGACGATATTACTTGGTCTGAAGTAACTGGCATAGAGCAAGGCAATATGCTGGTGTATATAGGTGCTACAGGACATGTTAATAGCGAACCAACATATACAGATCCTGGTGATTTAAGTGATTTTAATACATTCGCAGAAAGTGATTCAGAAGATTTTACGTTTGGTACTGGCAACAAACTAATCACTACTGAAACTAGTTTTAGTGCTGCTCAATGGTTGGTTCTTGCAGGAGGTACTACTAGTTCAGTAGCTTCTGTTATACTGAAATTAAGTCACGAATTATGATTATGTATAGGAAGGAATAAAGAATGTTTATACACACTCCTACTGGTAAGTTTCCATACTCAATAGAGCAATTAAAAAAAGACAATCGGAATGTATCTTTTCCAAAAGATATATCTGATGGAATTATGGCAAGATATGGCGCTGTGCGTGTTACAGAGCAAGAGGAGCCTAGCTATAATCCTTTGACTCAAAAAGTGGTAAAAGCTACTACAGCTACTAGAGAAACAAACGGTGCTTACACAGAAGAAAACGCACCAAGCCCTGAGATGGTAGGTGAACCCATTTATACTGGTAGATGGGTAGTTGAGAAAACTGTAGTAGATTTAACAACAGAAGAAATTGCAGCTAATAATGAAACAACTGCAAGATCTAACCGAAGTATGAGAAACAAAATTTTAGCCGACAGCGATTGGACGCAGATGAATGACAGTCCTCTTAGTAATGAGGACAAAACAGCTTGGGCAACGTACCGTCAAGAGTTGCGTGACGTTACGGATCTAGATGAATGGCCTAATCTTGAAGATGCCGATTGGCCTACAAAGCCTTGACAAATAGGGACTTATGAGTTAAACTATGAGTGACATCAAACTATCCCCAGAAGAATTAGAAGAAATGCTAGACAATGCAGCTAGGCGTGGTGCTAAACAGGCACTGCGTTCTATTGGGTTACTTGATGATGATGCTCAAAAAGATATAATAGAAATGCGTAGCTTGTTAGAAGCTTGGCGTGATACACGTAGATCAATATGGTCTACTGTAGTTAAAATAGCTACCGTTGGAGTCCTGACATTTATTGCAGGTGCGGTATGGATGACAATGGGTAAGTAGGGAATAAGATATGTCTAATTTAGATTATGTAATTACAGGATCAAAAAACACAAAAGTTGTAGATTCTTTTACTGCTGCTGACGGTACAGTTTATGAAGCTGTAGCATCAGGTAGTGGTACTGCTATAGTTAAGAAAGTCACTAATGAAGACGGCACTGTTACTGAGACCATATTAAATGCTGCCAAAGGACAAAGAAAAGGTAGTAAAGATAGATCATCAAGCACAAGAAGAAACTATAATGAAAGGGCAATACAAAGAGAATTTGATAGGTTTAAAGAGGCTGCGACTGCTGCTGCAGAGGCTACAGATATAACTTATGACGATTCTAACTTAACTCCAGGTGGAAGTGGTTTTCTTAAAAAAGATAGAGAGACTATGCTAGACATAGTTGATAGTCAAGGTAATGTTGTAGGTACTCTTGGTGGTAGAATAGGTAGCGATGAAGTAGAAGCTGCACATGCTAAAACTTTGGCTAAGGAAATTATCAATATAAACAAGTCTGTCACTTCTTTACGAGACCCTGTAGAAGAAGATGATAATATTTTAGATGATTCTTCAGACGATCCTGTAAGTGGGTCTGTAGAGGATACAATTGGAAGCATTGATACAACATTACCTTCTGTAGACGATAGTGTAGCAGGGGGTGGGTTTGAACCTACTATACCTTCCACAGATGTCCTAGAGTTAGGGCCAGGAGAAGTTGCTCCTATCGATCCAAGTATGCCTCAAACTGTTGTACAAGATGTTGGGCCTATTACCTATCAAGATGTACCTACTTCAACAGGAACACCTGCAGGACAAGTAGATCCTACAACAGGAACAGTAGGAGTAACAACACAAACAGGCGGTTTATCTGCTGTACCCCAACAGGTAACTTACAAAACACACTACGCAGGTACTGCAGGTGCTGTACCTCAAACACTTGTAACTACTGCTCCAGGTATGGGTCAACAATATACAACAGGTTATCAGAATGTTCCGTATGGTAACGCTTTAGGTCAACGTGTTATGATAACTGAGTTTAACGGTGTACCTACGACATATGTACCTCCAGGTTTTAGGCGTTTAAGTGAGATTACTCAACAGGCACAGGCTACTGAGAGTGCAGTAAATAATCAGGAAGGTGTACAGCAAACAATAGACACTACAGAGATTACAGGCGCTGCAGAAGGTGGCTTGATGGAGACTATGTCTTTGGAAGGTAAAGATCGTATCTTTCGCAAGATGGGTTATAATGGTCCTAAAACACGTAAAGGACATGAGCAATTTGAAGCCGCTAACCCTGCTGCAAAAGCTAAAGGTATGGCTATTGGTGGGTACATACAAAAGTTTAACGTAGGTGGCTACGTACAAAACTATCAGACAGGTGGGCAAGTACAAATAATGCCTATAGAAGCACCTCCACAGGAAATAACCCCAACACCTATGGCTACACCTATGGAAGGTCTTACCCCTGAACAATTAGCTGCTATGCAAGCCTCTGCTGTGTCACAAACTATGCAACCTATCCAAGCTACTACAGCTATGATAGAGCCTACTGCAGGGGAATTTATTCCAGTAGATGCAGGTCAGACTACACCTATGGCTCCCTTCGCTGAAGCAGCTACAGTAGGTACTGTACAACAAGCTGCTATGCCTACAAAAGAAGACGCTGCAACAGTAACTGCAGAAACAGTGTCAGATGAAGTAAAAGCGGAGACAGATAAACTAGAAGCTGCTAAAGGTGTTGTATCCGATGAAGCACAGGTTGAAGCAGCACAACAAGAAACAACCTCTGTTTCAGGATTAGAAGCTGCACAAGGTACAGCTACTAAAGTAAACGCTCCCGATGCAAGGGAGATACAAGAAGGTGAACTAATAGATGGTGTAGCAGATGCTACAAAAGCTGCTGCATTTACAGAGCAGATACAGGCTGCAGAAGCAACACCAAGTAAACAGGCAACGGTAAAAGGTCAGCTAGAAGATTTAATGGCTGACTTTGAGGGTGGAGAGACACCTGCTTGGGCTGCAGGATCTATGCGTACCGCAATGGCAAATTTATCTGCTCGTGGTTTAGGTGCGTCTAGTCTTGCAGGTCAAGCTGTCATACAGGCTGCAATGGAATCTGCTTTACCTATTGCTATGCAAGATGCAAGCACAGTTGCACAGTTTGAAGCACAGAATCTGTCTAACAGACAGCAACGTGCTATGCTTGCTGCACAACAACGTGCTACATTCTTAGGCATGGAGTTTGACCAAGCATTCCAAGCTCGTGTGCAGAATGCCTCTCGTATAGCTGATGTAGCTAACATGAACTTTACTGCAGAACAGCAGATAGCTCTAGAAGATGCTCGTGCAGCTAACACAATGAATTTAGAAAATCTATCTAATGCACAAGCTATGGTATTAGCTGAAGCTGCTGCATTATCTCAACTAGACTTGGCTAACTTAAATAACAGACAGCAAGCTGCAGTACAAAACGCTAACAGCTTTTTACAAATGGATATGGCTAACTTGTCTAACGAACAGCAGACATCTATGTTCAAGACACAGCAAAACATACAGGCTATGTTTACTGATCAAGCTGCTGAAAATGCTGCTGCACAGTTTAACGCTACGAGTGAAAACCAAACAAATCAATTCTTTGCTAATCTATCTAGCCAAACTTCACAGTTTAATGCTACACAACAGAATGCTATGGATCAATTCAATGTCAATAGTGTGAATGCATTACGTGAGTTTAACTCTGGTCTACAACAACAGCGTGACTTGTTTAATGCACAGAATGGTTTAGTCATAGCACAGTCTAACGCTCAGTGGAGACAGACTGTAGCTACTATAAACACAGCTACTCAGAACCAAAGCAATATGGATTTTGCTAAAACTATAAATGGTCTTACTGCAGCTAATATGGATCAAATATGGCAACGTGAGCGTGATCTTATGAGTTTTGCATTTCAGTTAGAAAACAATAATGCTGATCGTGCTACAAGTATTGCGATACAAGAGTTAGCTAATTTAGCATCGTCAAGTAGTGACGCAGCATCAAGAAGTGCATCATTCGCTAATGCTATAGGAAGTATAGTAGGCGCAATAATAACAGGCTAACATAATGGCAGAATATAAAACATTAAGTGGTTTAGACTTAGACATTGGTGGCTTCACTGAGTCTGTTACTAGAAGTAAACAAACTCTAGAAGAGGTGTCTAGAAAGAATCGTGGCATAGGAGCAAAGCCTGAAACAGAAGAAATAGAGCTAGACTCTAACTTTTTAAAAGGTATAGTACAGCTATTTAGAGACAATGGCTACGAACCTAAACAACCTAGCGAAGATAGTACAACTACACCAAAAGATGAAGTGTTAAACGAATACTCTGAATTGATGAAGAGTGAAATCATTCAAGATGCCATGAGAGAGTCTGTAACATTAGGTGAGTCTCCAAATAAACTAGAAGATATATACACTAGGATTGATACATATACTGCAACGTTTGATGATCAACCTACAGTAGATAGTGAGAGCGAAACACTTGAAATAACACAGACACAGCCGCAAGGTTTAATGAGTAGACCGTCAGATGACACACAGGTAGACAGAACTGAATTACCTTCAATGGCAGAAGAAGCTGCACCAACAGAAGAAGTAAGTGTAGATAGTGAAATACTAAGCCCAACGTTTCTAAATGCTATTGGTATTACAGGAAGCTTGACTGAAAAGGGTGTGCAGACTGAGGTTAAGAAAGTATTAAAAGAGCAAGGAATGTCAGATGAAGAGATTGCTAATCTTGTTAATAAGTCTCTTGCTGCTATTGATGCTGACGAGGTGCAGCTTACAGATGGGAAAGATTCTGGAGAAGGTCTTGGTAGTTTTGAGGCAATTAAAACTGGAATGGAAGAGGCAGATCCAAGTATAGTTGAGGGTATGACTTTTGGTAAGTTAAAAAAAGATTTTGTTGTAGGGTACTTAGCAGGGCATGAAGGTATTGATCCACACAAATCTATTGAGGGTGGAAAAGATACTGCAGCATATGGTATAAAAAATTCTTTAGGTATAGAAAGAGACAACTACAAAAGTGGTAGTGAAGGAGATAAAGATTTTGCTGCTGCTGTAGCTTTAAAACATTATGAAAAAGCTGAAAGAAAATTTAAAGCACCTATACTTGACAAGTATGGCAAAAATACAAATGTTTCTGATGTGTGGGATGATTTAGGAGAAGCAGGAAGATATGCACTAACAGACTTACACTTTAACACAGGTACTGTAGGAGATTCTGCAAAAGCCAGTAATGCAAAAGATGCTATTACTAATACTTTAAACTTTATTAACATGACAACTAAAGATAAAAAGACTAAAGGAACATTATTTTCTTTAGCAAAAAGAAGAGCTTTAAACTGGAACAAAGCTGCAGATGAACTGGGATTAACTAAGATAGATAAAATACAACAGATGCCTAGAGCAGGTGGTGGTACTATAATGAATTACCTAGATGCAGAAGGAAATGTTGTACACAAAGTAAGCAATGGAAGAAAGCCTATTAAGGTTACTAATAATAAAGGGGATTATAAAATCCTTACAACAACGAGAGAAGAAGAAATATAACAATGTTTGGATTACCCCTAGAACTAATCACAATGCTTTTCTCCACTGTATTAGGTGGAGTAATGTCTATCTGGGGCCAATCAATGAAGAACCGCCAGTTGCAGCAAGAGATGCTTATGCAACGTGCAGAGTTCAACCGTAGTGCTGTAGCTGATGCAAGAGACGCAGGTAAGAATGACAAGCACTTTGCATGGACACGTAGGCTTATAGCTCTATCTGCTGTGTTCTCTATAATTGTATTGCCAAAGCTAGTCGCTGTGTGGTATCCTGAAGTGAGTGTGTATGTAGGATACACTGAAGCTACTGGTGGTTTCTTTAGTTGGTTGTTTGGACCAGATGAAGCTATCAAGTGGAAAATGGCTCAAGGCTTTGTAATCACACCACTAGACACACACATCGTATCAGCCATTGTAGGACTATACTTTGGCGCAGGATTTACTAAATAGGATATAATAAGATGGCATCGTTTTTTGAAGCACCAATACCAGGACAATCTCTTACAGATGAACCTAAGAACTGGCCTTGGGAGAATCCACCTGAGATGGTTGATCCTGATGAAGTAACTAAATACTACATCAACAAGTTAGCTGATGAAGAGGTTATGGATGATCTGTCCGTACTCTTTGGTGGTAACATGCCTGTAGCTCCTTTTGTTAAAACAATGATGACTACAGGTGTTATGAACGGACTACATAGCGTAGATGTAAGCTTGATTGTAGCTCCTGTTATACACGAGTTTATCAAAGCATCGATGACTACATATGGCATAGAAGTAAGAGATGATATTGAAGATCCTGAAGAGAAACTCAAAGAACGTGAAAGAAAACGTTTAGCATTAGCAATAGAACTAGCTGTAGCTGAGGCTAAAGGTAAAGAGGGCGATCCAGGTTTGGACTTACTAAAGACAGTAGGCGGTACACTAGAAGAAACAAGCGAAGAAGATATGCCACAAGAAGAAGTGGAAGATGAAATGGAAGTAAGCGAAACGGCTGAAACCCAAGGCTTGATGGCAAGAGGAGCTTAAGATATGGGATTTGATTGGAGAGCCTTCGCTGAAGGGTTTGCTACAACAGCAGCAGC